CTGCTTCTTTTGCTTCCGCTGCTTCTTTCCTTGCGGTCTAGTGAGTTCATTAACCACTTTACCAAGTACTGAGTTATTATTCATGTATGGGATCCTTCTGAATAAGAAAGGACTATACATCCCCATAAACGGCCGTCGTGACAGGTACTCATCTTTCGATTATCTACCACCGTCCACCCGTGTAGTCTCTCGGCATTTAGGTAACCCTAGTTACCATTTAGCACGGAAGTATTAAGATGTACGATGAGCATCAGGTATTACCCTTCTCTCATCTCGATTACACCACCGTTTTGGGCAGTTTACATATGGGAACCCCATAATCAGTTTTACGACTTGATCAGGTCGAAGAACGCTCAGTATAGTAAACTCTGTCGTGCGCCATCGTAGAAGAGAACCTCCTGACGACAGCGACTCTTAGAGCAACGAGTTTCAGTCCTTAATTTAATAAGACCCTTCGCTTTCTCTTTCTCATCTTTCTTGCTCCATGGCACAGATGCAAGAGGCTCATATTTCTCTAGCTCATACCCAGGTAAAGGACGTTGGGTAGTTGAAGGACACCGATCATAAGTATATTTGTACAAGTTCTTACAAATAGTACGATCGATAGGACGGATATAGAACTTCCATCCATCAGGGGGTAATATACCAAGGCCCCCGGCGGAGATAGGTAAAAACCAATTCCTTTGATGAAGGAATCTCCTGCCGTTCGGCCTCTCAACCCAGACTTCTGACTCCTTAATAAGACCATCCTTATGGTTCTTAAGGTAACGAGAGAATATTTCAAGCTTCTTAGGGGACAGACAACCTCTACTAACATGGTTAAGGTTAGCAGAGTAAGATTCGTTGTCATCATGGTGATCATTATCAAAACCATGAAAGAGCTTCCCCATGACCTTGTGCTGGCCAAAGAACAGACCTACAGGTAGGTAAGGTATCTCAAAAGGGAGATCCTCCTTTAAATGCAGATGATAATGGAAGGAGGTACTATTTATATTCAAATAAGTACGATGTCGGTATGCCTTTCCAATAGACATACTTAGACCAACATCACCACACCTTCACGTGATGCGCCCATTTTTCCTTAGGGGCAGCATAAACCATATCATCTCCATTGACGAGTACATGATCAAGTATCTCATCATAAGACCAATCCTGTTGTAGATCTCTCATGGTAACCAGATAAACGCCGAGATTTGCTAAGCAAAGAATAGGGAATGAAAGGATACTCCCCATTAGTTGACCATTGCTCTGCAAACCTCGACATTCTATAGATCGATGGTTATCCGTGGGATAATGAAGCCAATGAGGACCAAGAACAGCCAAAGCCGATTCAAGAACATATCGGGGCTGATTCGCGAGCAAATAACGGAGAATCCGGGAAGAATACTTCCAAGACAAACCGTCAGTTGCTGCTGAATAGTCTATAGAGAACCATTCCCAGTTTGGGAGGGCTCTCTGCTTCAGATCCAAGAGATCCGTAGGACTTACAGGCCTACCTATAAGCCGGAATGCGGGAATCCTGGAAAGAGATTCCCACATGACCCTTTGGAGGGGTCGGCACGAATAATAAGGAAGGGCATTCCCCTTGGAAATTACCCTAACCTTAAAAGGCTCGAGAACAGCCTCAATCGTGCAAGAAAGCATTTCATCCCGCTTCCACAGCTGGGAAAAGGTTCTTAAATCCTGCCAAAGCTCCCATCCATATGGTGAGCGAACCTCTAAGACTCTCCCATGTTGCAGGGTACGAGAATAGAGGTGCGGAACTTCGATCATGTGATCAAGATCCGTCACATGATGAAGGCAATCCCAATAGGCTTCCGTAGAAAGGAAACGACTAAGTTTCTCTTGCGAGACTAAGCGTTCCTGTCTACAAACTTCGGAATGATCATTGCCAACCCCTCGGCACTCAGATTTACAGCACTTGTCTAACTGAAGGTCCGGTGGAATTACGGCATTCATCAAAGAAGCCTTAGGACGTCGAAGACCGACTACACGCTGAAGTTCGGCGTGTTGCCCTCCGTCTCTTCGAGTACCCTCAAAACAGGCACTCTTGGACGCAGTTTTCCCCAAGTCTATTAACAGAGGGTTAACAGAAGTGTCAATATCGGCACGTACTTGACGAAGTACTTTCTCAAAGGTAGGATCAGAGAAGATCGCGGAAATAGCGAACTCATCACCATCATCCTGCTTGGTCAAAATCTCCAAGTGATCTTTATACGTTTCTTCAACGAAAAGATCACTTGCAGGTAAGCTAGAACGCTTACCTTGAAACCAAGAGTAGAATAAGTGAGTGTTCTTTCTATTGAACGCTACGATTCGATTCTTGATCCACCTCTGAGGAGCACCCCGGAATTTAAAGGGGATATCCGCAGCAGGGGGACTGTCGTTACGTAAATACCGCGCGTGAGGGAAGGCCAAGAGATATTTCGATCTCTTAAGCCATACCTTCTCGCTTAGAGCGGTATTCAAGTAGGCTGTTATCTGTTCCACAAATTCGCGGATCAGAACAGCAGGGCAATCATGGTGTTCCAACACTAATGATAACCCACGACAAAGAGCAGTAGTTCTCTCTGGAACCGTCACCTGATCGAGATTATCAGGGACGCCCTTCGCTTGAAGGGACTGCCTCACACCAAAAGAGTTCCTAACAATTTGTTTTGGAACTTTAATTGTCATTCTTTTGAGAGTGAAATTGACTTGTTGATTTTGGCTATGAACTGG